GATAGAGAAGTAGAGAATACTGCAAAGTCTGTTAAAAAAGGCGGATACTTTTATTTATGTCCAAGTAAACATCCAGAACTATCACCTATATGTAATAAAGAATTATGTATGACAAGGTCTTTAGGTATACAAGCTGAAGTACCACAAATCATAGATGAATTTAAAAACCCTATGAAGTCTTTTGATTTAAAAACAACTTACTATGAATTTGATTATGATAATCAACATATTGTTATGCAACCAGAAAATATGATTGATGAGAAAGCTTGGAGATTAAAATTAATGAGACATGGAATATTTTGGAAAACATTACCTAAATCTAAAGCTAATCCAAATCCATATGAAGTAATGTTATCAGCATTAATGAAAAGATTTAAAGAGAATGAACATTTTAATTATGCGGATATTGTTGAAGATGAAAGATATCAAACATTAAAAGATTTCTTTGAAGATAAAATAGAACAAGATGACTTTGATAAATTAAAAGATGGTTATATCGTATTAGACTCTAAAACAAATATTTGTTATTTTACTAGAGCAACAATAGACAAATGGCTTAAAGATAAAAAGAGCAAAGTATTTAATTCTACAATAGATGCATTACGTTTACTAAATTGCACTAGATTAGAATATCATAAGGGAGTTAAAAATGTTTGGAATACTCTTATGCCTAAATTTATTAATCACCAATCAATAAAAAAGAGCAACGGAAAAACTAACAACGTAAGTGAAATGGACGATGACTACCACACAGGAAAATTTAGAACTCCAGAAGTTAAAACAAATATACAAAAAGACAGTTAAGATATTTGGGCCACCTGGAACTGGAAAGACATATACTTTAATTGAAAAAGTATTAAAGGGACATATTAAAAGAGGAACTAATCCTAATAATATTGCTTTTATATCTTTTACAAATAAAGCCGTTAACACTGCAAAAGATAGAACCCTTGCTGCATTTCCACAATATACAGAAAAAGATTTTTCTAGATTTAAAACATTACATAAGTATTGCAGAAGATATTTTGAAGAAGAAATATTTGATATTAAAAATTGTTTAATTGATTTTGCATTAGAAGAAAAATTTATAAAGCATTCCGATAACAGATTAGAAGATGATGACTTTGTTTATAAAGATTGGTCATTGGGTATATATGATAAATCAAGAAACATGATGAAAGACCCAGTGTCTGTTTATAAAATGGAATCTTACAAGAAAGATAACATAGATGTATTTCAAAGAAAGATATCTACTTACGAACATTATAAACGCAATGGTAGAGAAAGACCTTTAATTGATTTTACAGATATGATTGAAAGAGCTATTAATGAAGTAACCTTTCCTCCATTAGATATTTTAATATTAGATGAAGCTCAAGATTTTACACCATTACAATGGTCAGTTATTTATAAAATTGTAGATAATGTTAAACGTATTTATTTAGCAGGAGACGATGATCAGGCTATATATAAATGGAATGGATCCGATCCAAAGTATTTTACTACATATTTTCCAGGTCGAAAAGTCGTATTACATAAAACAAGAAGATTTAATCAAGCTATATATGATTTCTCTCAAATAGTTCGTAGAGGAATATTAGATAGCGTAGAGAAAGACTTTCAAACAATTAATAAAGAACAGGGTTATGTAAAACGTTATATGAGTTTTATGGAGATACCATTTAATCAGTTAGATGGTACTTGGTACATCTTAGGTAGAGTTACTAAAGTTGTTAATGAATTAAGAATGGGCGCTAAAGCCGCAGGATTATATTTTGAAGATAGTAAAGAAACTAAATCGTTTGATCAAAAACAATGGAATGCTATTAAATCATGGACTGCAATATCAAAAGGTAAATCTATTGATAAGAAGAATGCAGAGAATATGTATAAGTACATAAGAGAAGTTGAGAACTCTAATTACAGAGATGAAAAGTTTTGGATAGATCAACCAGATTTTACTACATATGATTTTAAACAATTAAAAGAATGGTGTGGTTTATCCTTAGATGATGAAAGCCAAACAAAAGAATGGTGGTGGATATTAAGAAGAAACTTTAGTTCTAAACAAAAGATTTATTTTATAAGATTATTAAAAAGATATGGGCAAGAACAATTGGACAAACGACCCCAAATCATTATAGATACTATTCATTCTGTTAAAGGTGGAGAAGCTTATCATTTAATTGTATCAGCTAAAAACGACTATGCCTCTGATTTTAATAGAAAGAATAAACAAGACAAAATAGACGAACTAAAGGTTTATTACACAGGGTTTACTAGAGCAAAGAAAACATTACATTTGCTTTCAAGTGATAATCAATATAACTATCCTGTTGGTAAAGACTATTTAGTTTACTTACAGGAGAAGAAATGAGCAATAAAACATTTTTTAGACAGGTCGGGGGCGCCCACTATAAAAAGTATATTGTGCAACCATCTGAATTTATTAATAAAAACAAAATATTGTTTGCAGAAGGTAATGCAATCAAGTATATATGTCGCCATCAAGATAAAGGAAAGAAACAAGATTTGTTAAAAGCAATACATTATATAGAGATGATTATAGAAAGGGACTACAATGAAAAATAATCAAGAACCTTTAGTTTATGATATGGGTTTTATTACGTGTGTATGCATTCTAACATTTTTATTTTGGATTATTTAAATGACTAGTTTACAATTATCAATGACGTTTAAGAAAAGCATTTGGTCATGTCCAAGTGAATATAAAGATTTATCTGGTTATCCAGAAATCGCAATCGACTTAGAAACAAGAGACGATGGAATTACTAAAGGATTAGGTGCTGGTTGGGCAACTAAAAGTGGAGAAGTAATTGGTTTTGCAGTAGCTGTAGATGGTTGGCAGGGTTATTATCCATTTAATCATTTTGCTGGTGGCAACATGGTTCCTGAACAAGTTCTTAAATATATTAAAACTGTATGTGCATTACCTAATAAAAAAATATTTCATAATGCTCAATATGATTTAGGTTGGTTAGAATCTATGGGTATGACTGTTAATGGCGTTATTATTGATACTATGATAGCAGCCGCTCTTATAGATGAGAATAGATGGTCTTATTCATTAAATAATCTATCTAAAGATTACTTAGGCGAGATTAAAGCTGAAACTGATTTAAATGAAGCGGCTAAAGATCATGGTATTGATCCTAAATCTGAGATGTGGAAACTACCAGCAGAGCATGTTGGTTTCTACGCGGAACAAGATGCACGTCTCACGTACCTATTGTGGCAACGATTTAAACATGAAATCGTAACTCAAAATTTAACTACGATATGGGAATTAGAATCTAAAATACTTCCAATATTAATTAAGATGCGCCAAAGAGGCGTTAGAGTTGATGTTGAGAAAGCAAGTAGATTAACTGTAGAGTTTGCAGCGCAGGAAAAAGTATTACTACAAAAGATTAATAAGCTTGTTGGTAAAGATATAGATATCTGGGCGGCAAGACAAATAGGAGAAGCTTTTGATAAATTAAAGATTGAATATCCTAGAACTGAAAATACAGGTGCACCATCCTTTACACAAAACTGGTTGCACAATTCTAAACATCAGATCTCTCAATTAATTGTACAAGCAAGAGAAATTAATAAATTTCATAATACATTCCTTGCAAATATTTTAAAGTATGAACATAAAGGAAGAGTTCATGCAGAGATTAATCAATTAAGATCAGATCAAGGGGGAACAGTATCTGGTCGTATTTCTATGTCTAACCCAAATCTACAACAACTTCCTGCACGTAATAAAGAATTTGCTAAAAAGATTAGGGGTTTGTTCTTACCAGAAGAAGATCATAAGTGGGGTTCGTTTGATTATTCACAACAAGAACCAAGAATGGTTGTTCATTATGCGGCTTCCATTGGCGAGGGTTATGAGGGTTCACAAGAACTTGTTAGAGCCTATGCCAATGCTTCAGCAGACTTTCACCAAACAATTGCAGAATTAGTTGGTATAGAAAGATCTCAAGCTAAAACTATTGGACTTGGATTAATGTATGGTATGGGAAAAAATAAACTGGCCAACTCTTTAGGACTATCCAAAGAAGAAGCAGAAGTATTAATATCAAAATATAATCGTAAAGTTCCATTTGTAAAACAATTATCTGATAGATGTATGAAAAAAGCAAACGATGAGGGTATCATACGTACTAAAAAAGGTAGAAAATGTAGATTTGATATGTGGGAAACTAAAGACTTTGGTATTCATACTGCTGAAACATTTGAAAACGCTGTTGCTAAATATGGTAAAGACGGAATTAAACGTGCCTTTACATACAAAGCATTAAATAGATTGATACAGGGGTCAGCAGCCGATCAAACTAAACAAGCAATCGTATCTTGTTATGAAGCTGGATATCTTCCTATATTACAAATACATGATGAATTATGTTTCAATGTAAAAAATGGAGATGAATTGAAAATAAAAGAAATCATGGAAACGTGTATGGAGTTTAAAGTACCAAGTGTTGTAGATATAAGTATAGGAGACGACTTTGGACAAGCTAGCTAGATCCAAGCACCACGACTCACGGATCATTGTACATCCATTTTATCAACTATTTCCAATGCGTTTGGAACTATTGTGGTTTGATGATGTAAAACAAATACATACGCCACATAATGATTTTAAACAAACTGTTAAATTTTCTATGGGGCAAGAAGGTTTATTGTGCCCTATGGTTGTTGATTGGGACAATAATGTTAGGAATGGCGCTAATAGATTTGCTGTATTAAAAAAAGGAAAACTAGCTGATGGTAGTTTATTTTATAAAGCTAAAACACCAGAAGAAGTTAATTTTCTTGGTAGATTAAATGTAGAAGTTTGGGAAAGACATATTGCCAATAAAAATGTAATGGACTTTGAATTTTTATTTCAAGGCAAGATGAAAAAATACACAGAGAAGTGTCTTCATCTTTTTACAGAGAACGTAATTAAATTACCACAAAACTAAGAAGCGATATAATTTATATCTTCTTCTTCACTTTTTAGTCTAGAAATTTCTTCATGTATAGCTTGAACTCTTAATTGTTTTTTAAGTTCTTTTAATTCAAGTTCAATCTTTAACATGTCGATAGTTTCTTTTCCTTGTTCAAGAAATTGTTGATTCCATTTTGATTCTAGAATCATTTTCCTTGCTAACAAGGTTTCACTATTTAGAAACATTAAGTTCCTCGTATGTTATAAACATCTTTGATGGCGAATACGTGATTTCTTTTCTCATCGTGTATTTACCATCATTGAGTTCTTTTATGAAATTATTCCTAGATTCCTCATCGTTGGACGCCCATACGTCATGACTAATACAATGACCAGCATATCTAA